GAATGGATTCGGTTTACCTTGAGATGGCTGAATCATGGGGAAAGAATTCACATTGTAAAAGGGCACAGGTTGGATGTTTAATGGTTAAAAACAAATCAATTATATCGGATGGATATAACGGATCCCCAACGGGATTTCCTAATGTATGTGAGGATGAGAAAGGTGATACGCTATCCTGGGTTTTGCATGCGGAGGCAAACGCTATAACAAAGTTAGCTAAGAGCACTCAGAGCTCTGATGGCTCTACGATTTACGTAACTCTTTCCCCTTGCTTCGAATGCTCAAAACTAATCATTCAATCCGCTATAAAAAGAGTAGTTTTTACCGAGCTATATAGGAAGCATGATTCATTGTCCTTTCTTTTAAGAGGCGGGATTGAATTAATGAAATTATAATTTGTAAATATATTTATATAATGATAGAACAGAAAGAGAAGGTAGAGAAAAACATCCAAAAACTTGCAGGGAATTTCCTATTCGAGAAGAACGAGAAGTCATTCAAAGAACTTTTTGAAAGATTAAGACCAGGTGTATTGAATCACTGCTACGTTATTCTAAAAGACAGAGAGCTAGCGGAGGATGCTTTCATTAACACAATGACCAAGATCTGGACTAAAATAGATCAATATGATGAGGAGAGAGGTAATTTCTCTACCTGGTGTTATAATATTGCACGTAACGAGAGCTTATTACTTATTAAATCTAGAAACAAATACGTTTCACAAAATGAAAAGGAATTAGATTTTCATTCAATTAAGCACGATTCAATCATGGGTGAGCATTATGTGCTAGAAAATTCCATAGATTATGCTTTTTTCAGCGAAGAGAACACCGTTGATGCTGTATATGAGGCAGTCATAGACGAAATAAGAACATTACCTGAACTCTACCGAGACATTATGGTAGACCGAGAGATAAATGGTATGAAATACAAGGACATAGCGATCAAATATGGTATCAAGAAAAGATCCATAGCTACGAGAATAAGAAGAGCAAGAGCTAAGATCAAGAAAAAAATGGGGAAACCTTAATCGAATAATCCGATATAAATTAAAAGTTAATGTTATGTTTGGAGCACTAAAAGAATTTTTCCTCTATCTTAAATATCGTAAGATGGTCAAGAGCGAGGCTGCAAGCGATATAATTTGGACCAGAAGGGGACTTAGATACGATTGGCTTTGCCGGATTTACACTGTGGTTAATCTTCCACCACAGGTGACACTATCCAAGGATTTACCTCTGGAGGTTAGGCCATCTTTTGTTTTTGAAACGATTAAGCCCATTAATGATTATTTAGGAAAGGTTGGGTTGGAAGAGATGCTATCGGTTTCACTGGATCCTATTCAAACAACTAACAATGAATCATACCTTGTCGTGTATTATTTTGTTTTCCGTAAGCTGACTTGGCTTTGGTTTATCTTCTATTGCATACTTTTGCCCATTTCTTCGATTTGGGCCACAATTCACTTTCTCTTTTAAATTATAATACAATGAAAGAAATACTGCTAAAAGAGAAAGAGAAAATAGAGAAGAGACTCGAAGTGTTTAAGGACACTAATTTTCTTTTTGATGAGCCTTCACACACCTACACATACTCTGGTAAAAAATTCGATTCGGTTACAACTTTTCTAAAGAATTTTAAGGAACCATTCCAGAGAGATTATTGGGTAAGAGAAAAAGCAAGACAGAGAGGGGTTGACCCATCTGTCATAGAGAACGAGTGGAAGGAAAAAGCTGACAGATCTACTGTTCTTGGTACAAACGTACATAAATGGATAGAGGATTTTTGGACTGGCCTTAATCCAGAAATGCCTGAGCCGGAGGAGGAGATTGAGAGGGTTTTGAAGTTTAAGGAATTATACGAGCAAAAATTTAAAGATCTAGTTCCTCTACCCTCCGAGTTAAAAATATTCTCTAAGAAATGGAGATTAGCTGGAACGATAGATCAGCCATTTCTACTGTGGGATGAGAAGAGAAATAAGATTCTGGTTTTAATAGGAGACTGGAAAACAAACAAGGAATTTAAGCACGACGATCATCCAAAGGGAAGATATAAAAAATTACTTAGACCTTTTCACACTCTTTACGAGAATCAGCATAATGAATATTCCATACAGCTTTCTATGTATAGACTAATACTAGAGGAATCGATTGGTTTGGAGACAGAAAGCGGATTCCTAGTTCATATAGGACCTGATGGACCCGCTAGAATATTTCCAGCTAGGGATCTTAGAGCTCCTCTTAGAGCATATCTAGATCAAAATAGAGTAGAACCTGATATCTTTGATATTGAGTAAAATAGTGAAACTTATTGCTAAAAAAAAAGTATAAATTAAAAAAATAACAAAATGGCTAGACAAAATGAAAAAAACGAAGAATTGAATTTAGCATCCTCAGCTAATTTAGATAGATTGCCAGGTGAGATTGAAACTATGGAATTCGAGGGTATGCACATTTCGGTTGATGAGGAAAAAGTTCAAAGAATTGAAAAAGAACTAGAGGAAAAAATAGATGAATCCAGAAAAAAAGTATATGCTGTTTCCATGGATACAGAAGCATTCCAAGCTTTTAAAAAATACATATCTGAAGAAGCGGAATGGAACTCTACAGAGTCTATCGGGATTGTAGAGATTAGCAAATCTATTTCTAAGATTGAAAAAGAAGGAATTAAAGACAATATGGTTTACATGAGTTCTTTGACTCTTGAGGCTAGTCATTATTTTGTCTCTAAGTCAAGAGGTAAAGGACTAGATGCAGCAAAGAACTTCATCAAGCTATATAAACCTATCGATATTGCATTAAATGATGTAAAAGAAGACAATAGACATATCGAGGAAATTAGAAAAAGATTAAACGCAGCTCAGCAAGGCATAGAGCTAGCATAATTGATATTTTTACATAACATCTGAAAAAGCCGGTAAATCCGGCTTTTTCTTTTTCCAAAATAATATTAGATAAATACTTAGTACTTTAAAACAATAAAACATGAAAACATTAGAAAAAATTAAGGAATATTCCTGGGCTATTACCCTTTTCTTACTTTTGGTTGTATTTTTAAAACAATGCGGAGTAAACAGAGAGGTTGATAGAATAGACAAAGAGATTAAGAAAATAACCCAATCTACTGATTCTATACAGGGATCTTTGATATCTAAGGATCAGCTGGACAATGCTCTTAAGCAGAACATGTTCAATTTCCTTATTTACGAAGACGATTTCGATAAAGGAAAAACTTCTTTGTCTGATATAAAATCAAGGATAGAAAATACTAATAAGTAAATTTATGGAGAAAGGATGGCTTAAATACTTTATAATAGGAACATTTGTTTCCCTTTACCTTGTAGTGTCCGTAATCTCTACGATACACGTTATTCAATTCTTTGATCTTACAAACCCAAAGTGGCTTTCAGTATCTCTTGCTATAGCTTTTGAACTTGGTGCAGCTGCTTCCCTTGCTTCACTTATAGCTCTAGATAAGATGAACAAATTCTTAGTTTGGGTACTTTTTATAACCCTTACTGCTATGCAAGCTATGGGAAATACATACTATGCATATACAAACATACAGGATTTCCAAGGGTGGAGTGAGTTATTTGGTTTAATGGAGGAGGATATTATATTTCAAAAACGCATACTGTCGATAATCAGTGGTGCGATACTTCCCCTTGTAGCTCTAGGCTTTATAAAATCCCTAGTTGATTATATAAAGCCAGAAAGTCCAGAGCAGGTAATAAACCAGAATCCTACCGTAGAAGAAGATGCTGATTCCCATCTAGATGATCCGAAAATTAAAATATCCAATGATAAATCTGATATTCATTCGGAAAATAACGTGGATGTTATAAGTATATCTGAGATGAAAGATGAAGATACTTCTACCCAAAATGAGGAAACTAGCGATTTACCCGATTTTCAATACGTAAACGTGGGCCAGGATAGTCCCGAAACGGATAATCAAATTCCACAGCATGCTTCACATGAAGTAGCTAACGCTAATTACAACAGGCAACCTTCGAAGAGAGGAGTTCCACCTTACCTATAATGATAAATAAAAGAATAAAAAATGGCAGATTACCCACAGATCCAGCAGGAGTCAAATAATCTAAATTACGACGGAGGTGGTAGTACAGGAGGTACCTATACACAAACCGTACAGGGAGGATCTAACAGTGCACCCGTTTTTACGCCGGGTGCTTGTACTTTTACTGCTAAATATACTAACGTTGCTCGAACTAGGGAAAAACTCGCGCTGATAGATTGGACGTTTAAGTATAAGAACCAGCCTGCTGTCTTTAGGTACTTTAAGTCTGCTTTTAATGTATGTTTGCAGTCAAATGTGATGGATACCCTGAGCTTAGCTTCTTTTTTCCATCCTTTTCTTTCTTTCTCTAGTTACCAAAAGCAAACATTTGTAATAGATCCGGATACTTCAATCGATGTAGATACTGGTAATTTTGCCAACACATTAAACGAGGTTAGCTTTATATTGGCAAGAGCTTATTATCTGCCAACACAAAAGGGAGCTGCTAGAGTATTATTTTGGGACTACGATGGAAACACTAGATATCCAATGGGTGAAATGATGGTTTTAACTGGTGCTGTAAAAGATGATCAGTATTGGAAAGGCTGGAATATAAGTTCTTTTTCTAATGTAGGCCACACAGGTCCAGTATCCAATCCTAGTTTGGGTGGCATCACCTTTACAAACCCAACCGAATCGCCAGTTAAACTGGTAGTAATAACAGCAAACTAATATGGCAACAAGACCCGTTATATGTCCCTATATAGAACCAGAGGGATTAAAATTCGAAAGAACTAATCTGGTTATAGATTCAAACAGCATGATGAATCCTCAGATAGTGCTTATGTTAGAGGATTTGTTATTTGATGTTCCTGCATATTCAAAATCCACAATAAATCTTAAAGCTGAATCATGCGCACTGATAAGCCAATCGGATATAGCGGATCCTGGTGGGTACGTTAGCTTTATAGCTATTAAAGCAGTATACCCAGCGGGGACTTTAGAAAAAGACAAGTTCATTACGTGGGAATATAGAGGTAATCAATATTTTATGGGGGAGCTTACTGTATTGAGCGGTGCTAATGTCACAACTTTTGATTCTGAGCAGTATGGCTGGAATTTGGCTAAACCCGGACCAATATATCAGGACGGAGGTATAACGGTGTGTAATCCCCACCTGGACAAAAGGGTAATTTTGGAGATATTGGTTTGCAGATAATGATATATAGACCAAAAAGTACTCTGAAAAAGATATATAGAATACAAAAAAATTATTAACTCATGGACTTCATTAACAAAGTGCAAAATTTAAAAGAAACTACTACCTCACCGGAGGTTAAATCTCTATGCGAGAACTTCTTAAACGAGGCATCAAATAAAAATACCCTTATAGAGGGACTTAAAAATTCTAATGATGCTGAAGTTTCTGGTTTCTTAAGAGAAAATACATCAAACATCTGGAACGATTTCAGAAATCAGGAAATGGAAGCTTCTAAAAAAGCCGCTTCCTCACTTTTAGAATCTTGGAGCCAGAATACACCCAAGGGAACTAATTCTGGAACTTGGATTTCCCCTTCGGAAGAAAAATCAGGTAATAAAGAG